TAGACTGCAATCTTACGCCTACGTTTGCATTCAATAAGATACTTACCAAGGATCAAGTCACCCTCATCCTTCACCTGATACTGCTTCAGGTTACGGCGAATGCGCACTCCCAGTACATCAAATATCTCATTGGCTACTTCGCGCTCATAGGTCGCGCCACGCTGTCTGCTGAGTTTTGACATTAGTAACAGTTCGTAGTGCAGTTGTTCCCATAGCAACAGGTGGTGCAATTAACGCAGCGCCCCTGATCGCAATAGGTGTTGTAAGTACAGGCAGCGTAAACCATTGGTGCGGCAACTGCCAGCCAAAGTGCAAATAAATATTTCATATTAGTTCTCCCTAGAAAGGAATTTCGTCATCGTCTTTCCGCTTAGATGGTGCAGGGTTTCGATTACCGCCACCCGTATGTGCTGCGGGTTGCCAGTTATCTTCCTTCAGGCTGATAAGCGGTAAACCGCCTGAAGTATCCTTAGTCCACCCGGCGATCTTAATCGTGTCACCCGGTGCGTAATGCTCACTGACGCGCAACTCACCCTTCCAGTTAGGAATGCCATTGCCCTGCTTGCGATTGGTGAATAGTGCGCCTGTACCTACTTTGCGTTCTGCCTTGTCGTAATCACTCATTTTCTTTCCCTTTAACTAATGAATAGCGTGCAAACTCTTTGTTCCCTAGCCGCACTGATTGTGTAATGATTGTCTTGCCATCCTTCCTGAGTTCTTCGATGCGTGCCGCCAGCCGAAGCACGCCATAAAGTCTCAAGCTATCCAAAGCGGTAATGGATTCACCCCTCTCCAAGTGATTTAGAATCATCTGGTTTTGGCTTTCACCCTTGCCGCCTGCTGGCTTTATCCCTTTTTTATTTCTTCGTCCAAGAAACCCTTGACCGTCTTGACACCGTTCGTCCAGACTTCAAACAAGGCTTTGTTCTCTGCCTCAATCATGCCAAGTACAAAGTCGTTCGGCTCTTCCAGCATGTTGATCTTTGTGAGCTTCTCCGCAGCGTTGTACTTCTTTGAGTTGTGGATGTTCTCCACCATGTCAAGGTAGGCAGAGACAAACTCTTCATCGTTCGGGCAGACTTTATAAGGCTGTGGCGTATTAGGCAGCATGAACGGTACACCAGCGCCAGCAGCGGGTTGCTGTGCCACTTCTACCTGTACTGGCTGCACTTCCTGCGGCATGACTAGAGGGTCTTTACGCGCATTCGGGATCGTTTCAACTTCAGTTTCGTCAAGCATTCCGAGTCCACAATGTGCAAGAACCGCCCGCCGAATTGCTTTCGTAGTTGCTTTAAGGATGCCATTAGCGAGTTTTTCTCCGGCAAGATTCCCAACATCCACTGCACCCTGATTTTCTGAAACTCTGCCATCAGCTCCGGTGCATCTAACCGAGACAAGGTAAATTCCATCAACACGTTCTCGATGCGTAATCTGAGTGGATAGCTTGTGAATAGCGCAAAGTTGCTGCGTTGCGCCAGCATTCGCATAAAGGACTTGTTTTCCATTAAGTGTCAAAAGATCAAAGGGTTTTGCGGCAGGATCAAGGCCAGACTGATGGCAGCGAAACAGATAGTATTGCTGCTTCTGTGTTTCATTTAGGCCAGACAAGTCACCCCGTAAAACGATAGATGATTGAATGGCTGGATCAAGTGTCAGCGCACCAGAGGATTCGCCAGATAGATTAACTACATTACTCATGATTGCCCCTTTCTTTCATCATGGCATCTGCGATCTCATACGCATTTCTGACAATCTGAGAAACGGGATCATATGTGTCTGACGCTAATAAACCCTGCATAGCTTTAGCCGCAAAGTAATCGCGTAAGTCCATGCCATCACTACCTGCGCCTGTGTATGGAAATGCTTTCATATTTTCGTTGTTCATATCATCCTCACTTCAAAAGAAATCGGCGTGAGCCGGGTTGTTCGACAACAAACTTTTCATACATGTCAGGCATAGAACTCTTAAACAAGTCTTTAGAGAATGTCTTAGTCGGCTTGCTGTTCTTCCACGTTGCTAGAATCTTCCCGTCATAGGTAGCAAGTTGGCCTGACTCCATCATGTAGCCTTGAATCTTGGCGGTTAGTGCATCTTCCTGCGCTTCGATTGCCTTGCGCTGCTCTTTAATAACTTTGAGCATCTCGCACGCCTGTTCAAGCTCTGACGTTGCCATCAGGCTGCTGCCGTTGTCTTCCTTATAGACAATCTTTGCAGCGTCACCCATCGTTTCAGGATCGAACCTGCGTGCTTGTATCCTGCCCCAAAACTGCGCCATCTCACGGGCGTGCATATCCCACTGTTCAGCAGAGAAGGATAGTGGATAGCCGACAATTTCCTGCCCGCCAAAGCAGACAATAAGAATAACGTTCGGGATGCGGTGAACTAAGGATTCATGTAGGCACTGGACACGGTAGCCAACATCTACATCTGTCGTGCCATCATCACCGTACTTGCGGCGCTGATGTACGCCAAGGTTCTTGACCTCATAGAGTGTTTGCCCATCTTCACTAATGTAGTCGAAATGGCTTGCCAAGAAGTTGTGCTGCGGGTGATGCAAGGCGTAGTCAGCATCTTTGAAGTTGATGCGCTTACGGCGTGCGTATTCGCGCATGATTGGTTCTTGCATGACAAGACCCATTTGCACTGGTTCAACATCGGAAAGATCGTCTAATGGTTTTGCGCCTATCTTTTCAGCATAGACTTGCCCGCCCTTGCCTTCAACAAATCGGCGTGCATCATTAGACCAAAGTGCGGCATTGCGCACCTCGGGAGAAAAGTCACTCATATCAGCCCCTCATAGTTAGGTTTTGGATTTATTGGCTATCTGACGTTTCCGCCAGACTGTTTCAGAAAGTGTATCGCCAAAGTCATACACCTCTACAACACTGAACTTAGCATAAGTACGGTAGTTATTAAGAATAGACTCTACTTCTCTGTGTGTTACTGCATACCCTAATTCGTCAGAGGATGCGGCAACAATCTTGTCAATCAAGATGTCATTCATCGTCACTCATCAATGCAATGGTAAGAGCGATCAATACTAGGATCAGGATAATCCCTGCGCCAATGAATGCAGCACCGATAAAGGTAAGCGTTTCAAAAACCATCATGGCAACACCTGTGCGCTGATGAGATTGCCGGTGTCAGCATCGAAAGTGAACTTGATATTAGGCTTACCAACGGCTCTAATCACCATGTTGTAATCTTTATCCCAAACAAGATTAGCAGTTTCCTCAAAGTAAGCAGGTGCTTCAGGTTTAACCCGATAGGTCGAAAGTCCATCCCACCAAGGATTAGCAGTTTCTTCCCAGACACCATTCTGTTTATCAAGATATTCAATGCGTGCGCCATCAGCCCATGCATGAATCAGGTCAGCATGTTTGTGTTTCATAGTTAGCCCCTATGTAAATTAAGCGTCTAGTTCAACCAAGGATAGGCGTTGTTCTTTCAAACGAATCACAGAGGATTTCAGATGTCGAACACACTCTCTGGCGCGATCTAAGGCGATCTGAGCGCGAATCTCTTGCTCTCTGATCTGGTCGATCAACCTATGTTCAGGACGTGGATCGTAATAATCCGATGGGAATGTAGTCATAAATCACCTCACAAAGTTAGGAATGTGCATCAGCACAACCGCACATTAGTTCACCACAAAACATCTGTCAACAATTATTTGATGGAAATACTTTGTTATCAAAATGCCTGTGGATAACTCTGTGGATAACTTTGTGGAATGGCTTGTGCTTATATATCTATCTATATACATATATCTATATAGGTCGTATATCTACATTAAACCTATAGCTTATATGGGTCGTAGATATATATTGGGCGACTTATATAAGTCGAAGCATATATAAAAAAAAGATTATCTCTCTAACTTATAGGAAACGATAAATATAGATATAAGAGGAATATAGCTATATGAGTCTCGCATTGTGAAACGCAGGCGCGATCATGCGCGTGACCGTTTCCGATTTTTTTGTGGAATCTAAATGTCAAAGGATTAGACCTATATTTGTTGGCAAACAAGTAAGGAATCAGTTTTGCATATTGGGCGGCAGGCAGGCAGGGAAAGCGAACGGCGAATGAATGCCGCTAGGACGCATCAAAACGCTCTACACGGCGATAAAAAAGAAAAAGCCGGTAAGGATACCGGCTTGAGTGAAAACGTCTTAAAACGTCTTAATTAACAAATGCCATAGGGAATCGCTCTTTTGAAACTAAAAAAGTGTCGATTGTCGATTGAATAACCTCCCATGTAATGCCATTGTTGCAATCATGATATTTCTTGAGCATTTGCAAAACCTGTTTTGCTTCATCATTGGTTAGCGTTTCGTCAATTTCTTGAATGTCAGTGAAATGCCAAGTAATCGTTATTTCATCCGGTAATTGATTAATCATTTTCGCCCCTTAAAATATTAAAAAGAACATGACCAAAACGGCATAAACGCCAAGTGCCATAATCGCGCCAGTTAGGTAAAAGAAAATCCCGCCCTTTTCCATCTTTTCAGTGAATCGCTTTTCCAAATTGCTCATGATTACCCCTTAATTGAAACAATGTTTGAAGATGCAAATTTGCCATCTTTGCCCAAAAAATCGTGAAATGCGCGAGTTAATGACGCATATTTATCGGCTTGCCATACCGAAAACCATCTTTCATTGCCATCAGAATCGAGCAATTGCCAATCATTGCCATGCAAATATGCCTTGATGATTGTTTTGCCATCAGAATAAAAAGCGTGCATAAGATTGCCCCTTATAGGTTAGGAAACGGCACAAAGCGTGCCCATAAGCCGCCATAAGCGGCTTACAGTCACGTTTTAAGCCGCTATTGCTTCGGTGACTTGCTCATGCTCATTTACTTGCTCGCCAGTCAGATAGTCCAAGGCATTTTGTGCCTTTGCCGCCGCTGAGAGAATGAATTTCTTGTCATTGCGCAATGCTTGCAACCAATTCTCAATATATCCGGCATGGCGTAAATCGCCGTCAATGCCGCATTTGGCACAAAGCATTGCTGCCCCTAGTTCGGCAACCAGCTCTTCAAATGCATACTCTTCAGAGCCAAAGCGGGCGGGCGTGATTCGCTTCAATCGCTTGTCATGGCCTGAAGCGTGCACGCTCTCATGTAACAGAGTGGCATAGTAATTCTCGCGGGAATTAAATGCAGCCATTGGCGGCATGACGATTGCATCAGTTGACGGGCGATAATATGCAGAATCACCGGCATGAGTTAAACCGCCAGATAAATCTAGGCGAGTGACGATTGAATCCGCTTGTTCGCACGCATTCCAGTCAACAACTGGCATTTCAGGCATTGCTGGCATTGAGATGCCTTCACATTGCTCAATGTTGAAAACATAGTAGTGTTTGATGAAGGCATAAGCATTGGTGACAGTTTCGCCCTTATCGCCAATGGTTTCTTTCCTATGTATATTCCAGTAAACGACTGGCGTGCCCTTTTGATCCGCGATGACAGTGCCGCCAAGCTGTTGTGCTTGCTTGAAAGTAACATAGTACGGCATGGCATAAGGCTGCATTGCTAACCAGAAATGATTGATGCCGCGATAAATCGTGCCGCTTGCCGGGTTATATGGCATGCCTTCGCCCGGCTGCCCCTTTAGGTATCGCCAAGGTTTAATCCAAGGTGCGGTGCCCTTTTCCAATTCGGAAATAATCCTGTCAGTGATTTGCTGTGCAATGTCGAGTTTCATATCGTGCCCCTTAGTTGTATTTTGCGAGATTGTAAAAACCGAAACCCATTGAAGCGGCACCGGCAAAGCATAGAAATGCGCAGAGAACAATCGGCGTACCAGTGATGACGGCGAATATAGTCCAGATATTGATCAAGACTGAGAGCAGGATAAAAATCGTTGAATCTTTCATTTGTTGCCCCTTGTTAAGACATCATCAGAATGGCGGTAAACAGAACCAGCGCCGCATACAGTGCCATTAACAACTCAAATCCGTATTGATTCATTTTTGTGCCCCTTTGCTTAGTTAGGAATATGCACTAGTTGTGCATGTGTATGAATATATATGAG